TTTTACTGAAGATTTAAAGTTCATCCATGATGAAATTTGTCTACAACCTTTTATCATACTTGGTTTCATTTGTTGTTTATCAACATACAATTTACAAGTTAATAAGTCTTTCATAACTTCAATAAATTCTAAATCATTTGCTTCAACACCAGATGAAATTCTATCTTCTGCACCTTGATTGACTCTTTTATTACAATCAATATGATGAATTAATGCACATCTTCCGTGAACGGTTTCAATATCTAATGTACCAATATATGTAACTTTACATGGAATATCAGAATTAAAACCTTCAGAAAGAACAACAAGTGTTCCCCTATGACCACCGATAGTTGAACATAAAATCATCATATCCTTATACTTACAGAGGTAGTAATGTGGATTATCTAATGCTTCCCAATTCAAACAATTAGTAAAGTTAAGATTCTTTATGACTTTATCTACTTCTGGAATTCTATTAAATTTTTTAATGACATAAATTTTAGAAGTTGGAGCCCAAACATCTGAAACGCTAAACTGTTTGTCTGGATTTTGTTCTACTCTCTTAATGATATCATCAAAAGTATATGCTCGGTCTGGCATTATACCTTCTGGTCTACCCCATTTATTATGATTTTGTATCTCACTAAGAGTATTATATTTTTTGTTATTTTTAAGATGATTACGAATATTATCTTCAATAGAGATAATTTGTGTTTCGTGGACACTTTTAAGATATTTTTGAATATCGACAACTTTTTCGCTTTCGCTAAAAAAGTCATCAGCATGATTATACTTCATGTTGTTTCTCCTTACTCCGAAAGGGGAGTATCAATGTTAAGTATCCGAAAGAGGATACATTTCTATTTATATAACATACCCAACTAAATTAGTCAAGTATTATTTACAAAAACATCCATTTTTATTGAAAAAAGTTTGAAGTATTCATCTTCAGATAGTAAGACCTTTTTATAGTTGTTTCTGTATTCTGTGAGTTTCATTGTATGCAAAGCATCATTTCTTAGTTGTTTTATTCTATGTTCTAAATCTTCAAATCTGTTTACTCTTTGCCAGTCATCTATATTGTAAGTATTATTTTTATCATAGTCACCCCAAACAAATGGTATCATACCAATAGACAAAGCTTCTGGATATCTTGATGTTGTTGCAGTAGGGTCTAACCAATTAAAACATAATGTTGCACGACATGGTTCTAACATTGGTAACAGTATTTTCCAATCCTTTATCCATTTAGATTGTCTTTCTACACCAGATGGAAATCCACCAACTAATACTGTAGACAAATCAGAACGATATATTTGACGAATAGTTTTTTCCCTTACATTTTTTTCTGAGGGTTTCATTCTGCCCCAATATCCAAAGTCCTTTGTTTTACCATCACTCATCATTTCTGCAAGTGGATTCTTCAATGTCTGAATAAAGTGATACTTCATACCATGAATATTACCACTAAAATCTGTTTCATCAATAACATCTATTGACTTTAGTTTTACACCTTTAAATGTTTCATTCTCGTATAGTTCTTTTGTATCACCTCTATCACTCCTAAAGATGATAACTCTCTTACCCTCAAAATATGGTCTAATCTTTTCCATATGACTTTCAGACTTTGCTAAATCTTTTGGGTTCATCTGTAGTTCACCATGATATCTAAATTCAGAGTCAGATGGTATAACGATAACATCTGCCCACTTAATAGTTTCTGGTGTTCTCTTTGGTCTTTCCTTACCAAAAGAAACATTATAAGTATCATATTTGTGTTGTGGGTTTGCCTTTACCCACTTTACATAATTTTCAAAATAACTATCTAATACAGTTTCTAGTGGGCCGTTATATTTGACGTTACTTCTAATTCTTGCAATTGTAATATTCATCTTATTATATCAATCTCATTCATTGTATTCTGATTCCAGACTTCAAGATTAGTACGAACTTTACTCTCTGCAATCATCTTGTTATATCTTTTAGTAGCAAGTTTCTTCCACCACTTAATTACATTTTCAAGTTCAAACCTATCATAATTCTCTGCTTTTGTCAAGGTATCAGTTTTACCAAGTAATACATCTCTTGCATTTGCATAACCATATTCTGACATATAGAATCTTTTCTGTGTAGTAACACCACTTGCTTCTTCCATCTTATCACAGAATATCTGATATGCTTCTGGATTATATTCTTTTAGATTTGATTTAAGAATACCAACCATCTTTGTTTGTAGTTTAAGTTTACGACTTGATGCACTAGCAGGAATTAAATCTTCACCACCATTTTTCTCTTTGAAGTATTCTTTTAACTCATGATATATTTCTTCACCAAGTGTCAATAGAAACTTTGATTGTGTGTCACCTTTGTATCTAAGAAAGGGACGCATACCATCATACATTGATGCACCCTTGATGTTACCATATAAACTTGTTGTTTCAAATAAACAAAACTCTGTATCATATTTCTTATTTAACATTCTACGACTATCATGAGAACAACAGATACCAGCAAGTAATTTACCACCAAGATAATTATAACCAAACGGTTGAACTGGTACAATATTGAAACCCATGATAGCACGTTTATTAAATATGTCCAAGTCTGGAACACCACCAAGATAATCGTTTCTAGGTTTAGAATTAATTAATGGTGAACCAAAACGAATAAATCCAACAACTGTATTTGTTGTTGTTTCATAGACTACCATCTTGTGTGTCTTGCCTGGGTTTTCGTCTGGACTAAATGATGCAGTCTTTTCCAGCATTGCATCAAATGTCTTTGTAGGAATAACTGCAACTTTGAAGTTCATATCTTCTGGGTGCATATCATAGTTTTGGAACATATCATCTTCCAAACCAAAGCCAGGCAAAGGAACTGGAATGTTCTTTACCCTTTCGATTTTGCGAGAACGAAAATAATCATCTATTCTTTTGAAGTCATTGAAATACATAATCAACTTATGTGCAATATCAAATGCTTCTTGTCTATCTAATTTCACCCAAAAAAACTTTCTAATGTAGTTTGTGTTCCAAATGACCTATCAATCTTCCAACCAATCTTGTCGGTAACAAACGATAGTGGGTCAACGAAACTTTTTTCATACTGACTATCATAGTCTATATATTTAGCAATGTCAAGTTCTGTGGGCAATCTACCCATAAATGAAATGACATTACAACCAAGTGGATTAGGTTGTCTTAATTCAACAAACTTAATCTTATCACCCTCTTGAATATACTGATATTTAAATTCTAGTTTCTTCTGTTTAATCATATGATTGTAAACTAGACTTCCTTTGATATGCATGGGTGTGCCTTTGATAAAGATTGAACTACTTGACCCAAACTTTTTAAGACCATTACAAGAACGAGGATATGCAATATCTTCTGGTGGTAGGTTTTTAAACTCTTTGCGAAAAGAGATAAGGAAGTCATTAAGTTCTTGTTCACCACCTTTCATGATTATCTGCAATGCTTCCTTAATCTTTACACGACAAGGTGCAGGCGTTGATGACTTAACACTTTCAATACCCATCACCTTGAGTTGTGGTTCTTTAAAACGCACACCCTCAATATCCCACGCATTTAGGATATATCTTTTCTTTGCAGTCCATATACCTTTATCTGCAATGACCTCTCTTTTCATAAACATCTTTTGGTCATATGCAGACATCATATCAGCAAGAGTCTGATAACTTTTATCAATATAAGGTTCAATTTTCTCTGTAGCAATCTTGTCCAAGAAGTTGACAATCTTCTGAACATCACTTCCCTTTTCAAACACTTTATCAACCAACTTGTCAAAAGTAATGTATATTGAATCTGTGTCTGATGCAATAACGAAATCTTCATCTTTTGTTTCCAGTAATTTATTAAGATACTCATTCATTTTCTTTTCAATCCAACGAATGGATAACTGACCAGCAGTAGTAATACCCTCTGCAATCGCAAGGTCATAGTATCTAAAATACTGATTACCAATCGCACCATAAGCAGAGTTCAAGGAAATCTTTCTTGCCATCTGAATGTTGTTATAACGACTGATATACTTCAAGTATTTAGCATCTTTTGTATCTTCATATTGTTGTTTCGCATCTAACATTTTTTTCTTGTAGATGGTACGGTCATCATAGATTTCTTGCATCATCTCTGGCAAAAAACCTTTGATATCTTTACGATACAATGCACCGTTTGGTGTAATAGTTGTATTGTCTGGTAGATTGAAATTTACACCTTTCAATACTGTATCAACATTAAGGTCTTTGATAAACTCACCAGATACTAGTGTTTCTGGTGAAAGATTATATTGCATAATCAAATGTGGATAAAGTGAGTTCAAATCGAAAGACATGACCCACTTGTGCATACCAACTTGTGGGTCTTTTACATATGCACCCTCAAACTTTTCTACCTTAGTACTGTGTGATTTTTGTGGAATGACAACATTCTTTTTTCTAAGATAGTTGTGAATCATGACATCCCAATATTTAACTTGACCGAAGACATCTTCATAATTAACCTTTGCTTCATAAGCCATAGTCAAACAAAGTTCCAGTAACTTCATCTTGTCTTCAAGTTGGTCAACTAGTTCAACGTCAACAATATTGTAATCAATAAACGATTGGTAGTCTTTTGTATACCAATCTTTGAAAGTGTCGTATGGGTTTTCATTCTTCTTTGCACCAAGTTCTACTGATGCAATATAATTAAGTGCATAACTTTCTTGTCTTGTATATGTAAACTTGTGATATAGTTGCAGATAGTCAAGATTAGCAACACCAGTAATATCATAGACTTGTTGGTTTCTACCATGATTGTAAACAGTACGAGAACTAATCAAACCCCAAGGAGAAATCTCTTTTGCTCTATCTTCACCAAGAACTTTTGTAACACGATTGATGATGTAGGGAATATCGAAGAACTCAGTATTCCAACCAGTAACAACATCTGGATAATGTTTAGTCCAGAAGTTCATAAACTTTGCAAGTAATTCATTTTCGTTTGAACAGTTGATATATGTAACATCATCTCTATCAGTATGATAATCACCGATACCCCAAACAACAATCTTCTTTGTCGTTTGATTCTTGATAGTGATAGAAAGCATTTCTTCTACTGCGAGTTGTGGGTCTGGGAAACCATTCTCACATTGTGTTTCAATATCAATAGTAAC